GCACTATACGTACCAAGTGGTTTCGTCGCATCGAAGTTTTCAGGCATTAATCATCATTTCCTTTCTCAAAACTCCATCTATATCCACCAGTTCTATTTCTTTCACCACGACAACACTTAATAATGTTATCAGCCGATATATCGAGTTCTTTACTTGCTTCATTTATTGTGTTATATCTTTTTATCTCGTTTGTTTCATCATTTATTCTAATTACTTTTTCTTGCCTATATATTACTTTTGGTACAAATGTATCACAATCTTCATAGTAACACCAATATGCACCTTTATAACTTGTTTTCTTTCTTTTACAACATTTTATTATTGTAGAACTATCAAAATTATTCATTCTTCCTGCAACAGCGCTACTTACATAACACTCTATAACATCTAATGTTAATTTATCAATCATACATACTGCTCTTTGTAAGGTATTTGATATAGGTTCTACTGGTTTAACTTGATTATATGTTGGTTCTAACTTATCATACCAAAATTGTTCTCTATTAGTTAAATCGTCTGTATTATCTACATATTCTAATACTTTAAACTCAAAGTTATCAATTCCATATTTTCTAAATGCTCTATATAGTGGATAGTCATAAGATTTATTAGGAAGTGATTTATGATTACACCATCTTCTTATAATATCTACTGATTGTCCTACATAACAATTATCATTTATAATATTACGAATGACATAAATACCTTGTATCTTTTTAAACATTTACATCACTCCTTTTCATAATAATCTTGTAATTTTGGAAAGTATAAAGCACTAGGGTTTCTAAAGTAAAATGCTGTTGAGTAAGTTAATGCATCTGTTACATCATTAGGTACTATAGGGTCAAACCCTTTACCTTTTTCGTCCCATATAACACTTTCTAATTGTGTAACTAATGGGTGTAATCCATATTCTTTCCTATTTGTAATATAGTTATGTACTCCATCTTCATCAAGAATGTATAATACATTTCTACCAAAAGCATTTTGCATTATATGAGCCATTTGAACTATATTCTTTTGAGAATAACTTGTACATACATATCTACTAGGTAGTCTATTTGCACTTACTAAGCGTAAATCTACACTTGCACTATCAAATATCATATCTATTCTCATTTGTCTATTGATACCCCACCTATAATGTAAGTCCTCTAACCATCTTTCTACAAACGGAAATAGTCTATCATTAGAGTAAGCACCATTCTTTATTGGGTCGTGATAGAAATAATTTAATATTATACCTTGCCCATTATTTAATATTATAGTTGGTACAAATGCCGTTTTATCTCTAGTAGTTGCACCATCTACACCAATAAGTACACTAAATATACCTATTGATTTTATTAACTCTCTTATTTTCTTTTCCCTAATTAAGTGAGTTTGTCTATTAAATGTATGATATACACCACCAAATAATCCATCAGTTTCACCTAAATATAAATATCTATAATTACTAGGGTTAATCTCTTTTTCTAATCTAATTGCCTCTAAGTCAGTTTTAGTTAAGACCTTAGCAATATTTTTATAACTTGTATGTAAACATAACCAAGTATCTAAACTTTCATTTATCCTATAATACTCATTAGTCCAATGACTATTTTGTCTTTCAGGGTTAAATGCTAGTATAATCTTCCAATCATCAGGGTTAAGATGTCGTCTTAATGTCGCTAATGCTTGGTCTAAGTTATCTTGTTTAGGTAATTGTTGTGTTTCATCTATAATTATCAAAGACACTTTCTTACGAGTTTTAAGTCCTTTTGTCCTTGATAAATCTGCTCCACCTACACCTTGAAAGTAAATCGTATTAGTGTTTAATTTATTTATTAACTTTAACGGTTTCTTTCTTAACTCGGTAAATGGAAGTAAATGTTCTTCCTCTAATACAGCAAGTATCTCATTATACATTGAACCCTCTAAATCACCATAATTACTACGGCATACAATTATATCATATTTTAATTCAAAGAATTTTGCTACAATTAGTTGTGATAAGGCTTTACTTTTGCCGGGCATCACGCCCGGATTTTAACATTATGTAGTGGTTGTCTTTGTCAAAAAGTTGATTGTAAGGCTTTAACACTCTCATAATATAATTTTCCATCTATACCCACCAGCGTGGTTTCTTTTACCACTACAAACTTTTGATATATGGCTATTACCTATACCTGTTTGTCTTTCTGCTTCGGACATACTATCATATTGATTTAAAATCTCTAAAGTTTCTAAATCTAGTTGATAGACTTTCTTTGTATTTTTATGTGGCTTTTGTTTTATTGGTAACGGTTGTTTCCAACTGTGATAGTCTTTGACATAACACCAATAATATCCTCCAGTTGTTTTTCTTGTTAAACCGCAACATTGTGATATATGAGAAATATTTATATTGTTATGTTCACCTGCTTGTGTTAATGATTTAAACTCATTAATTATTTCAAGAGTTTCTATATCAATTTGATATATAGGTTTAGTAACAACACAACATTCTCTTGGGTCTATTAAGTTATATCCAGGTTCTAATAAATTAAACCAGTATATTTCTCTTTTAGTTAAGTCTTTTTTGTCTTCTACAACCTCTAAAATATTAAAAGAAAACTCAATTAATCCATACTTTTTAAATGCTTTATATAACGGATATGGAAATTGTTTTACGTCTTTATATGTATGACTTCTCCATCTAAAGAGTATATCTACACTTTGCCCTATATAACATTTACCATTGATATTGTTTTCAATAATATATATTCCTTGTATCTTAGTTTTCATTGTCCTCAACTTCTTTTTCTAAACTATCATAATGTTCAGTAGATAATTCTAACCAAGTTTCATAATCTTTTGTATGCTTAATTCTAATTTCATCTAATGATAATTGAAAACAATCAGGTTGCTTATTCATTAAATCTTCCTCATCTAAGTATTTATCATATTTCTCACAATAAGGTTTACGATAATTCCCAAACGCCCACTCAACATCAGGTGTTCTCATTTGATGATTTTTAGGGTAAGGTGCTTCCTCATAAATAGTTAAGTATTTACACATTAAACACATTTCATTCTTTTCATTAAATAAACATCTATCTAAATGACCCTCTATACCCTCTATAGTATCATAACCTACAGGTCTATTACAATGTCTACAACTATGAGTTAATGTAGATATAACTCCATCACTGTAATCTTCTAGTTTAAGAAATTCCCATAAATCTAAATCGTCCTCGATTATCTTTAACTCTAAATCGTTAGGTAGTGTTAAGGTTGCTATACCATCTTGAACCACTACATTGATTATAGGCTCGTATGAATTACTAAACTTTACATACTCATCAGGTCTTAAATCAAATAAACTTCTTTTCTCTTTCTTTATAAACATTTATATCACTCTCCCATTTATATTGTTATTTATTCTTTGGAACTCTATCATCATTAGGTAGTTTAGTTGGTTTTCTTTTAGCCAACTCCCATTTTTTAATAGTCTTATTCAATAACTTTAATTCATTTAATATTTCACTGTGCATTTCTAACATAAGCAATAGTATATCTTTATCCTTATATCTTTTAGTGTTATCATATTTCCTAATCATTCTAAACTATTCCTCCTTGTTTTGTGTTGGGTCATATGGTGATAATTCTTCTTCGTTTAGACTATCATCATATATATCTATTTTAATAGTTTCAGGTAGCACCAAATCTAAACTGTTAGATTTATCTTTCCACTCATCATTATATAATCTAAATTGCATTTCTAATAATTTAGGGTTTGATTTACTTTCAGCAATTCCTACTTGTAAGTCCATCTCACTCTTAATCTTCATTATATTCCTTTTATGTTTTATTAGATTGTCTAATTCAGGGAAATAATATCTACAAGCGTTTAACATATTCTTGTTAATTCCAAATACTACACATAACTCATCTATAGTTATACCATCACTATTTTGATATTTAGTGATTAAATGTTGGTATGGTTCAATCTTATTAAAATATGAATTATAGATATAATCATATGTTAATCTATAATCTTTTGTTTTGTCGCTTGTCGACAACTCGTTAAATCTTTCTTCAAATTGTTTTAATGTTTCTCTACTCATTTTATATCTACAACCTCTCTTGAACTCATATACACGCTACTCGTCCGCTAATTTATTTTATAATTGACTTTAACATATGTATAAGTCAACTTGCTCTCTCTCTTATATTATACATAATTATTGGTAGTTTGTCAAGTAAACATAATAATTACAAACATACCAATATTAAATTGAATAGTTTTCACTATTACAATATAATATATAAGGTTAACTTTTGTATTGTTAACATACAGTGGGTTAACTTGTATATTTGTTTTCTACACTATACTCGCTATACTATATTGATATGAAATTATTGAAATTATATTTGTGGGTAGCCCTACATACACCTCTCTCCATTCCCTTGCACCCCTTAACATTAGAGGAGCATATACAACCCATACACCGGATATAATACACTACACTACACGGCTATATAAATAAAAAGATACAGGGGGGTGAGCCTGTGGGAGCAAACTTAATGAGTATAGTATATATATG